TAAAAACTAACAGATATAGTGTCTAAATAGAACAAATGTTCGTTTAGGCACTTTTTTTGTGTCTACTTGGAGGTTCCTATGTCAGAAAAAATGCTACGAGAGATCGCAAATGACTCTTTAACTCCTAAAAAGAGTGATAAGACAAGTTCTAGTGACTTTTTTGAGCGTCTTCGTGAAGAAGATGAAGACGGATTAGATTATGAAATAGAAAGTTACGAGGTTATTGCAGAATATCGTTAGAAAACCCTGATAAATAAAATATAGTACTTTAAACTTCTAATGCCAGCTCAAAGAGTTAGTAAAAGTTTCAAAGATGTCAGTATGTCATTCAAATTTAACCCTTTGAGTGGCGATTTGATTACTTTGAAGAATGAGAACGCAATAGCGAGAGCTGTGCGTAATATAGTATCGACTACACCTGGCGAAAAGTTTTTTAATCCTGAGTTTGGGTCTAGTGTAGGTGAAATATTGTTTGAAAACGTTGATGATATCACTGCTGTATCAATTCAAGATGAAATTAAAAATTGTCTTGGTAATTATGAACCTAGAGTTGAATTAATTGATGTTTTTGTCGATCCTAACTTTGATGAAAATCAATTTGACGTAACAATTACATATAGAATCATTGGTGTGGATTTACCTCCCTCACAATTAGACTTTGCCTTGCTTCCATCACGATAAATGTCACTTTTAAACTTTACTAGTCTGGATTTTGACCAGATTAAAGAAACACTTAAACAATATTTACAATCCAACTCGAATTTTACGGATTATGACTTCGAGGGATCGAATTTGTCAACAATTTTAGACGTTTTAGCATATAATACTTACATTACTTCATATAATGCCAATATGATCTCAAATGAGGTCTTTATTGACAGTGCAACACTTAGAGAAAACGTTGTTGCACTTGCTAGAAACATTGGATATGTTCCTAGATCAAGAAAAGCGTCAAATATGTCGGTAAATTTCACTGTAGAACCAGGAATTACACCTCCACCAACAACAATCACCTTAAAAAAAGGCCCAGTTGCGTCTTCAAATCAATTTGGAGGTCAATCTTTTGTTTTTGGTGTCACAAAAGACGTTACAAAACCTGTAATTGACGGAGTTGCATCATTTTTAGATGTAGATATCAGAGAAGGCACTGTAATTGACCAAAAATTCCCATATTCTTCAAATAATATCAATCAAAGGTTCATTTTATCGAATGCAGGGATAGATTTAAGCAGTTTAGAGGTTTATGTAAGACCATCTTCGACTTCTTCACTACTTTCGAGCTATACAAGGCAAGATAGTCTATTTGATGCTGTTACAGGAAGTTCAATTACTAAAGATTCTCTTATATATTACATTCAAGAGATTGAAGATGAGCAATATGAGATTATTTTTGGTGATGGAATCTTTGGAAAAGCACTAGAAGACGGAAATATAGTCGAAGTTTCGTATATTATCTCAAATGGATCAGAAGCTAATGGTGTAAGTAACGTAAGTTTTAGTGGAAAACTCACTTATAACCGAAATGCAGTTGAAAACACCATAACTAGTGGTATTTCTCTTCTAACTGCCACTAATCCCTCTAGTGGTGGTGATGAAATTGAGAGTGTTGACTCTGTTAAAAAGTTTGCACCGCAGATTTATGCGACTCAAAACCGAGCTTTAACCTCAAATGACTATGAAATTCTAATTCCTAACAAAATTTACCCAGAAACTGAGTCAATCTCAGTTTATGGTGGTGAAGAATTGGTTCCTCCACAGTATGGAAAGGTTTTTATAAGCATAAAACCACGAACTGGTGACTTTGTACCGAACGCAATTAAAGAAAATATCAAAAGAGACCTCCGAAAATACTCTGTAGCAGGAATTGTGCCCGAAATTCTCGATCTCAA